TACTATATCAAATCCGCTGGACAGATTCACATCAATTCCGCTGCAGACGGTACCGCCGATGATTCTTATATTTGCCTCGATTTAAGAGCTGGACAGTCAGGTTCGAACAGGTCCGGAATCGGTATTTGTGGTGCCGCCACAAGCACAACTTATCAGCATATTGCCTTTGAAACAACGGACGCGGAGCGAATGAGAATCAATTACGATGGTAACGTGGGGATCGGTACGAGTTCCCCGGGTACGACGCTGCATATAGAGACACCAACGGGAACAGCTTCCAATTATGTGAGAATTGGAAGTGGTATGAACGATGGGTCGTCACAGAGTATAAGTGGTGTTGAATTTCGAACAAATCCTCAATTTTATAACGGTGATAATGGTCAAAGAGTTCCCGCACAGATACGGTCGGGTTTTTACAACGGTCCCGCTGGTACTGCGAATTGGGGGGATGCCTATGTCAGTTTATTGTCAACAGCTAGCACGAGTAGTGGGGCTTTGACTGAACATGTAACATGTAGAGGTGGACGGGTCGGTATCATGACGACGACACCCGGTGCAATCTTAGATGTACAAGGGAGCGACGCCGCTTCACCTATCAAGAAGACCGCCCCAACCGCATCTACGGGAACGTATAACTTCGTTTTGAACGGTCCTAGACCGGGGACAACGGGTAGCGGGGCCACACACTTTATCAACGGTTCAACCAGAAGCGCCGATGGTGGAAATAGCACGTACACGATACGCAACGATAGTGGGCAGCTACGACTCGGACATAGTTCGTATACGACATTATTCCAGGGTACTAACCTTCGAATGGATGAAAATGATAACAGTTTCTTTCATTTCGGTCCTAACGGTACGTGGCAAGGTGAACTGTACGTGGGTGCGACGAGTGATAGAACGTCCAGTTCTTACACAACAAAAGCTCAGGTTATAGCTACAGATGGTAATTTACATTTAGATTCCGGTAATGCACGTGATATTTACATGAACTATTATAGGGGTAATTATATAAGACATCACGGTTTGGGTGTTTGGTCTGATGATAGATTGAAAAGTGAAGAAGAATTACTTACTAATGCAACGGATACACTGTTGAAACTTAGCCCCCAAAAATATTTGAAGAGGCATACGCTTCGAGAAGATGAAGATCGGGATCCGCTCGTTGAAACAGGTCTCATAGCACAAGATATATGGTATGACGCCCCGGAACTGAGACATCTGGTTCAATTGGGTGATGGCGCTAACCCAACAGATATTAAACCGGAAGCGCCCGTAGTCGGAGATATTCAACAGGATCCAGATTATTCGAGTTGGGGACCTAAAGAAGCATCTGTTAATTATAATGGCCTCATAGCATACCTCATTAAATCTAATCAGGAGTTACATAACAGAATACAAGCTCTCGAAAATGCCTAAATAATATTTCCTCCAAAGTGTGTGCATCCCACTTTGCAAGAAAAAACCTCCCCCAATAGTAGATATGAACGGTAACGATACGTTTCTCGACATCAACAATGCTCACCTCAGGGTGAACAACGGGAACGTTCAAGCATCGACTTTCGTTCTCGATCAGATCGATTTCATAGCGTCTAGTAACGCATCCACCACAGTCGGGTTCAATAATCCTACGACGGCTTTTCTCGCGGCATCGAATATAGAGGTGGGCACCGCTAACCTATTCGTAGACACGAGTACGTCGAACGTGGGTATAGGAACGGACGCGCCTTTACATACCCTAGATGTACGTGGTGATATGGGCGTTTCGTCAAATCTCGAGGTGGGCACAGCTAACCTATTCGTAGATACGAGCACGTCGAACGTGGGTATAGGCACAAATATACCCATGGATGCTCTTCACATTAACGGTGGAACGCTCATAGGAGGACACGTCTTACCTACACAACATCAGCAATTCGACATAGGTTCCGCGGAACGAAAAATTCGTCACTTGTTTTTGAGTGATAATTCACTCTGGCTCGGTGATGAGACCCGTATTACCTTTAGTGGAGGAAAGATGAAGTTTCGTAGACGTAAAAAGAATATTCTTCCCCGCGGTTTAAGAAATATAGGTATCGCCGCGGGTCACGCCAATGAAACCGCCACGCGTACTGCCGCGCTCGCGCACGCTGGAAAAACGGATATTACCGAAATGAAACTTGAACATTGGGTAAAGTATGCAAAAACACTCGACGCGACGAAAGATATCAGTGATGTGTTTACCGAAGATGCGGATGATTATGAAGCGACAACTGCATCTGAAGCTTTCAAGGAAATTGGGGATGATATTTTTTCGACACATAACGTCGCCATCGGTAAGATTACGGCACCCACGTCTGCTCTTGATGTAGTGGGCACGGTTAAGGCGACGGCTTTCGAGGGTGATGGCTCTGCGCTCACGGGTATTACATCTGGACAATGGACGGAATCTGGTGGGAATATTTACAGGTCATCTGGAAATGTTGGGGTCGGTATGACCGATCCCAAATCCGCTTTTCACGTGAGCGGAGACTCAGCTAGACTCGCTATAGCCGATAACACGGAAAATGACTGTGATGTTAACGGGTTTAATACTGCTTTAGCTTTCGTAGATAACACGTGGAATGGAAGTACGTTGTATGCAGATAACCCCGCGGCCGGTATGGGGTTCTACCTCGGACACGTTTCATCTTCAAACAAAGAAATTAATATGAGGAATTTGACCGGAGAATTATCATTCGGTACGAGGGACAGCGGCGCCCGGGCTATGACTATTGATAACAATGGAAAAGTTACGATCGGTAATACAAGTACTAAAACGAGCGATACGTATTTAGATATCTCGAGTGACGGTGGTAATGCCTACGCACAAGGTATTCGTCTTATTCATCACGGTACAGATGATTCTAATATGTACGGGTGGAGGATACGCGGTGACGATACCGATGATTGTTTCCATATTAATCGTATTAACGCGGGTTCTCAATTAACGAGTGCATTAACAATTAAAAGTAATGGAATCATGACCACTCCATCCAGACCCGCCTTTTATGCATGGGATAATGTGTCATCCCGTTCGGGAACGACACTCACCTTCAATTCAACGACATACAACGTTGGTTCACACTATAACACCTCCACGTCACGTTTTAAAACGCCCGTAGCTGGAACATATATTTTCGCTGCAACAATTTCACATGATACGGTAAATACACTCGGAGAAGTAATCTATACATTCTACGTCGACGGCTCAAATCGTCGTGATATTATGGAAGGTACGGATACACACGATGCACATTATGAAAAGCACGGTGTATACATAGTTAATTTAAACGCTAACCAGTACGTAGACATACGAGCGCGTAGTAGTCACAATATTACATTTGTTAATGGCGATCACGGAGCGTACTACAGAAACTGTTTCCAAGGTGCATTATTAGGTTAAAAAAGAATGTAGTACTATATAAAATGTCGAGTTGGTATTTTTGTCTCGAACCCGGTACCCTCGAAATTGTTGACCGTTTCGAGGGTACAGAGGAAGATGTTCAATCGAGGTCTTCGCGCTTAGAATTTGTAAAATTGGATGTAGGTGTGGATCCTAGGGTTGTAGACCTTTCCAGGGACGATTCTGGAAACGTCGTAGTCAGTGTAAACGACGAAAAGGTCACTAAACTAAACGACGACGTGCGTCAGTTTAATCTCATACAATTACGGAGAAAGCGTGATATACTCTTACAGAAATGCGATTGGGTCGTGAGTGTATCCGACTCACCTTTGACACAAGAAAAAACAGATGAATGGAAGGTGTATCGTCAAGCGCTCCGCGATCTCCCTTCCACCACAGAAGATTTTGAAAATCCTACTTGGCCGAGCGTTCCCGAGTAATAAAATAACCTCCACACATAGTAGACGAAATGCCGATTTACTCACCAACTGGGTTTCTCGACATCACGAACGCGACGCTCAGAACGTCGAATGTGGAGGCGGAAAATTTGCTCATGACCGGTGGTAATATTTACGTCACGAGCGAATTGGAAACCAACCTCGTTCTTAATTTAGAGAATGTTACGAACAAGGGTAACGTAACATCCAACACTATACAGTTTACAAATACAAAAACATCACTCATCGCGAGTAGTAATGTAGACGTAGTTGGTAACGTATTTGCCTATAAATTCATAGGAAGTGGTGCAGGATTAACAAATATTCCTCCATCGGCGATCACGGGTACGCTTAGTCAATGGTCCGATGGAACAAACGGCGACGTTTTCGTCGCAAGTAATGTTGGAATAGGTAATGTTCACACACTCACGAGTAATACGTTACAGGTAGGGGGAAACCTTTATGTACGGGATACGGATGCAAACGTTTTAACGGTGAATGGGAACGTTGTGGCGTCGTATTTCGAAGGTGATGGAAGTAAGCTTTCGGGTATCGTGACCGATCTTCAGGGTGTTACAGATAATGGAAATGTGACTACAAATGTTGTACAATTTTCCAATGCGACGACCGGTCTCGTGACGACGGCAAATGTAGAAGTAGGAGGAGATGTTAAAATAGCCGGTTTAACTGCCGGTACAGTTCCTTATATTGGCTCTGATAAATTCCTAAAAGATTCGTTTATCACGACAACTGGGGATGCTACCGTGATAACGTCTAATCTTGACGTAACGGGAAATATCTTTATGCGCGGTGAAAAATATATTGTAAACTCTGAAACGAAACTCATAAACGATGCGATCATAGGAATTGCAAATAACAATACGTCATCGACAACGGATAAGGGTATCATCATGCAAAGCCCCAACTCGGCTACCACTGGAAACGTCGCGATCATTCATCATGGAACGGGGGATGGGTTCGCGAATCAACTTACGTTCGGGTACACGGATGACCCACTCGATACCATAACAGTCACGAATGATCTCACGAAAGAACTTACAGTGAATATTCTCGGTAATGTGATTACTCAAAATAACCTCTCCATAGGTGGTTTGTTAAAGATTAACACTATCACTGCAGCGGCGCAGCATTCACTTCAAGCGGTGACGAACGTGGGAAACACGACTTCGAATACGGTACAGTTTACAAATACATTTACATCCCTCACCGCCTCGAGTAATATCGTCGCTACGGGTAATGTAAGCGCTGGTTATGATACGAATACAGCATCGTATTTCGGAAAAGCGGCTGTGGGCTACATGGGTACATCCGGTCAGGCATCTTTTGCACACGTGGATCATAATACAACGAGTAATTATGCGGTTAAACAAACCGCGAATGGTCCCACGTATATCAACACACCCGCGTCCGGGCATATCCGATTTACAGTTGCGGATGGACTTTCCAATGCAGAGAAAATGCGTATCACGAACGCCGGAAACGTGGGAATCGGGGCTTCGAGTCCCGGATACAAGTTAGATGTATACGGAACGGCGAATGTCGGTGCTTTAACCGCTACGACCGTAGCAACCTCCGGGGATGCAACGTTTAACACGAATACTTTGAAAGTAGATGCAACAAATTCGAGGATAGGAATCGGTACATCCCTCCCAGATCATAAACTTCATATTTATGATAATTCGTCGACTAGTCCGGTGTACTTAAAAGTACAAAGTGAAACGTATAACCGAGCGGGGATAATTTTAGGTGAAGATTCGAGCGATATATGCATAATGGAATACGACGGAACCGGGGCAGATGCCGGCAACTATCTCGCGTTTTATTCTGCTGTAACCAATTGGATAGCTAAGGGCGATGGACTCAATTTCATACCGTATAATGGTCGGGTCGGGCTCGGTACATCGTCTCCTGAAAAGGTATTACATATATACAGGGGTGATACAGATCTTCTCTATTTACAGAAAACTACAGGCAGTGGTGGGGTTGGAATACGATTCTCGACCATATCGGGTGCTAACGCCAATCAAAATGGATACCTTCGTTACTATCACACCGATGCCGACTCATACGGACTTGGTAATTCCTTTAAATTTACAACCGATCAAGACTCCGAAACAGTATCTGTCGGAGGATGTTTACATGTAGGTGTTGATGGAAAAGATGCTGGCGCTAACGGTGACATGAGAAAAAACTTATTCATACAAGGAACCTATGGTGGTAATACATCTCAAAGTCATGGTTGGTGGATAGGTCCGCAAAATCAAGCTTATTCAGCGAGTGATAACGATCTGTATTTTGGCGCTGTAAGAAATGGGAGCTACTCGGTGAACGGTTGGATTCTTGATCAGAATAGTAATCAGATGAACTTCACCGGTCAGCACAGAACCTTCGTCAAGGACACACCAACCAGTCAACTCGATACCAAGGAAGGTTTAATCGTCGTCGCGGATCAAAATGAATTCGTAAAGATGAGCGGAGGTGTGGTATATGGTAATGAAGCAATAACGATAAATGAATCTTTACCTCTCGTATCTTTGGCTACGAAAGCGAATGACAAAAAATGTTTCGGTGTTCTATCGACCACCGAAGATCCCGAATCGAGAAAAGAAGTGTATGGTAATTTCGGTTCTTTAATACGTAAAGAGAAAGGTGATACCCGTGTATTTGTGAACTCGGTGGGCGAAGGAGCTATATGGGTAACTAACATCAACGGCGCCTTAGAATCCGGTGACTACATCACGACATCGAGTGTAGCTGGATACGGTATGAAACAAGACGACGACATTTTACATAACTATACCGTGGCGAAGATACTCATGGATTGCGATTTCAACCCCCCTACCCAAGTGAAACGAGTAATTAAGAAAGAACCCAAAATGGTTGACTATTGGATTCGGTATGGCGACGTTAAAATAAAGGAAGAAGAGTACAATACTTTACCCGATTCGAGACGTAAAATCATCGAAAGTGTTCACTATAGAATTGACCAGATGGAAGTTTTAAAAGAAGACCCCGAGAAGGCGTCCTTCGTGTATGAACAGAGAGAGGATATGGTCAACGTTTTAGATGAACATAACGAGTTTCAATGGGAAGATACAGATGAAACCGAAAAAGCATACAAAATTAGGTACCTCGACGCCGACGGAAATATCACGGACGAGGCGAACGCTGTTCACATTGCAGCATTCGTTGGATGTACGTATCATTGTGGCTAAAAATACTCTCACCAAATAGTAGATATGTCCACGGACGGTATACTCGAGTATCAGGGCACGAAACGGGTCCTTTTCCGTGGCGATACGTCGAATGTCGTATTCGATACACGAACGACCAGTCTAGGAATCGGGGTTACAGGTTCGAATAACCCCAGCTCAAACTTATACATCACCGGAAACGCCTACGTTTCATCGAATCTCGCGATCGGGGGTGTGATGACCATGGGTGTCGTCAACGTGGCGGCCCGTCACAACTTACAAGCCGTGACCGATATGGGGAACGTGACCACGCATACCGTAGAGTTTACGAATCCTACGACGAGTCTTGTGGCGTCGGGGAATGTGGAGGTGGGTGGAAACTTCGTCGGTCCAGTTAATGTTTTGGATGATGCGAACAGTGTAGAACAATTTCCACCCGGAGCTTTATCTAATTATGATTCGTATGTTGTTGGACATGGAATGTTTAAAACCAGTGCAAGTTCGACGTATCCCCAATTTCCACCGTATAAAGCGTTTGATAGAACGACAACTGCTCTCTCTTTAATATTTCATTGGTCACAGGCTGATCCAGGTAGTTATTCTACCGCAAATGGAGCATGGACAGGTGGAACGAGTACGGCAGCGACGACCACAAATGTCGGGGGCACAAACAGATACGGTCAATGGCTTCAAATCGAGTTCCCGTATAAAGTTAAATATAGTTATTCCACTATTCAGGGTGCCCGTGAAGTAGGTCGCCACCCTGGTACGGGGTGTATCGCGGGAAGTAACGATACCACGGGGGCGTGGACAGCATTACACAATTTTTCGGGGGTGACGAGAAGTAGCGCCACCGAATTTACAACCTATACACCCACTAGCGCCCCTACTCAATACTTTAAATATTTTCGACTCATCATAGAGGCGAGAAGTGGAGGTGGTGACGGGTATGCGGGCGTTGATCAGTGGAACATTTTCGGTACACGCGAACGTGAACAATCTACGATTACCGACGGTACGATGACGCTCACACACGATCTCGACGTGCGCGCAGACTTATACTACGCCGGTATGATACGTAATTTACCGTTCATGGAAGATACCATTAGGAGTTGGGGACCCCATTATTGGTGGGATATGGATGACGTTGATTATCTCGAAGGAGGTATCGACGAAGGGGATACGATTAGTTATGTACATAATAAGAGTGGAAACTGGGTGGACAACTACTTAACCGCTTCGAACTGCGTGACAAGGTACATAAACGGCCGAAGATTTTGGACGGGAACTAATTCTGCTGGTCGTATGATTAGTAGAACACATACGGCTATAGGGGGTGGAACCACCGAAAAGATAGGAGATAGTTCAACCGTGTTCCATGTCGCGTGTACTTCGCCGAGTGAAGTTATTATTAGTGGTAACCTTTGGGGGTATTACCACGATTCGTATACATCTGCCAATCGCGCTGCTATTACATGGGACACGTGGACCACAAATTTAGACGGTGGTGAGTTGATGGTGTATAATGCTTATGGATATGGGAAAAATGACGGCAATACCCGAACCGCGGGTGGAATATTAGGAACGGGTTCAACTGATACCACGCGAGCCGTACACTGTGTACTCGCGAAAACGCGTAACGCATTTCCTTCTGCGCGCGGAAGTGCAACACGTGGTAGAGGTATTTCCAATCATATCAGTATGGCTACACTCACGAGGGGTAATTTGGATGTAAACATAGCGAACGAAACCCCCGATCCGGGTGGAAACTTAGCGGATGCTATTACGTGGGGTAATAGACACTCGTTCGATCGTCACAATGCAGGTAAATATTTTTACGCAGAGATGATTGTTTTTAAACGTAATAACGGTGTCATTAGCCAGGCACAGGTTAAATTCTTACAGGAATACTTCAGGTTTAAGTACCAAGTGGGCGGTGCCGGTTTACAATATAGCGGTTAATCTAATCTTTTTCATTTAAAAAAACCTCCCTTCATAATAGAAATGGCCGAGAACGGTATACTCGATTATCAGGGGATGAACCAAGCCATCTACCGCGGGGCGACCTCGAATATCGTCGTCGACACGCAGAGTATGAGCATAGAAATTGGGACTGGAAACACGAGCCATACGTCTAATTTACATTTTGAGTGCAACCACGACGCGAACGTCGCTTCGATTAAGCTCAACTCTAACGTGACGACCGAGTTCAGTCGGTCGAAAAAGATTATTAAGTATCCGAGGGTGGCGATGACGAGTGGTCAGTCTGGTTTAGGCGCGGGATATACTCAAAATGACTACAATATCCAGGTATCCACCGAATGGGATAGCCCCTCACTGACGTATGCCGCCACCTATGCAGTCGATAATACGTTCAATAATCTTGGGTGGTTATCCGGGAGGGACACATACAATTCTGACGGAACCGCGGAAAACGCGTCGAGCCCCGACATATTCCAAAATATAAAAGGTTCGTGGATTAATATTCAACTCCCGGACAAGATCGTATTAGATCATTTCACTATAATACATAGAGAAGCATCTACCTTACGTAATGCAGACTCTGGTATACTTTGGGCTAAAAATAAGACCGACTCAACATGGTTTAGACTACATGATTTTTCGGATTTGAACACGGGCTCTGTTGTTACCAATACTATACACATTAATCAAACAATTGCGTATGATGAATACAGATTACAAATTACAAAAGTTGAACCTTATAATGGTACTGTTGCAGTCAACATTGGTGAATGGCAACTTTTCGGCGTCCCCGAATACGATCCCGATGCTGACGGGGTGGACGTGGTGGTCAAGTCGATACCCAACGTGCCCAATACAGATTGGTTGGAGGTCTACTATGATGCGAAGGACCTCGCGGATGAGGCTATTTCAACAACTGCGGGTGCTATAACGGGTTTGGGTGGTACGACCAATAACGGAACGGCTTATGGAGGTGTAACCGTATCCGACGGAGCGTTTGTGCTAGATGGAACGAATGATTATATTATAACTGCGCCAATAGGATTTACAGGGGATCAAGTACATTCGGTATCTCTTTGGTTCTGGTCCGATAGACCCCAAACTGATATGACTACCGAAAACGGTATATATGGTATTGGATATGCTAATAATCTACGCGCCGGTCTTTCTTGGTGGAGTCCCGTGACACAACCAAACTCTTCGTTGCGTTTTTGGCATAGTGGTAGTGGTGGAAGAAACTTTCCAGGAACAACTTTTTTAGAGGGTAAGTGGAATCATGTAGTGGTAGTGTATCCCGGCGACGGAGCTGATAATATTCGTATATGGTTAAACGGTGCAGAATTAACTGGAGTTCAAAATACTAGTGTAAACAGCGATTTTAATTGGAGTGCGAGTGATACTATCGTTATAGGTGATTGGTACACCGGTACCGGTGTAAGAGGTCAGTCTCCTTGGGATGGTAAAATTGCTAATTTCCGCCTCTTCAATAGGGTCATCACTTCCGACGAAATTTACCAACTATATGCCTACCAGAAAGAGTACTTCGGGCATAGTACGAACAATATGACCCTCAAGGCTGGGCGGCTTGGGATTGGGACGTCGGAGCCTCGGGCGGCTTTGGACGTGAGAGGTCGAATTGCGAGAGAATATAACCCAGGTGAAATCATAGAAGAATTAAATGCAATTTGCGACGGTTCAACTGTTATGGTTCAGTCTGGTTCGTATACGATGGCAAATATAACAGCCTATCAAGCTGGTACTACAAGTCATCAGGTAATAACGGGAAGCACGCTAAATTATACCCCTCCACCCGGTACAAAAAGAGTGTATTATCGTTTTTGGTTCCATTGGGATGCCTATAGAAATTCGGGTATATCACATTTTCAATTTCAAATCGACAATGTGTTAGTGACACCTTCAAAATCCACTGTCGCTTCAAATTATTCCACCGACACCGGCGGTAATGGTCATCATCACGCAACTTGGCCTATATCTGTCGAATATACGATAGATTGTAACGCTTCAACAGATGATGCGAGTAATGGAAAATTTAAATCATGGACCGGCCCTAAAGAACTGGAATGTACGTTTAGAAATTATAATCATACTGGAGGAGATGATGGCGAAGGGTATAAGGTTTTACTACATGTTAACGAATGGACGGATGGAACGGGTACTGATAGTATCAAGAAACCCCATTTAACAATACGTGCCATTGCTTAATAAATATATTTCCTCCAAAGTGGACTGTTTCCCACTTTGCAAGAAAAAAGAGTTCCAAGTGCTCCCGTATCAAACGAAACCCTTCGGGTTTCCCCAGTTTAAAAAAACCTCGACACATAATAGATATGTCTACCAACGGACAACTCGTCTTCACGGACGTAGACAAGATTACGTTTAAGGGGGTCGGCAACACCTCGAACGCCGTGGTCGATACAGTCACAGGAAAGATCGGTGTGGGTATCGATTCCCCAGACGCGAATCTCCATGTTTTAGGAAATTCGTACGTCAGCACGAACCTCGAACTCGGTGGAACACTCATCATGGGAACGGTAAATGTTGAATCGCAACATTCTCTCGAAGCAATCACTGCTACGGGGAATACAACACCCGTAACGGTTGAGTTTCAAAATGCAGATACGTCTTTAGTGGCAAGTGGGAATGTGGAAGTGGGTACAGCGAACCTCTTTGTGGATACAGCGAGTTCTAAAATTGGGGTGGGGACGGTACGTCCGTCAAAAACATTGGTTGTCGGTGGAGATGTTGCGTTTCCGCAATCAGTTACTTCAACTGATAGTCATAATACCACAGATAGAGCTCTTTACATAGGTGGTAAAGATTATAATGGTTCCCTTACACAAGCAAAGTGTGCAATCATATCGTCCCCACTTGCAGCTAACGGCGGACTTGAGCAATACGGAAGAAATTCCTTACATTTTTGCGTTGGTCCAGATTCGCAAGACGACGTTAACGCATCCGTATCTAATAGTCAATTGAGTATTGATCGTTCCGGTAACGTAGGAATCGGGATTACAAAAGCCACACAAAGATTTCATGTACACCAAAATCTACCCACCACTAGTCACCATGTAATGGCGAGAATCGGTGGAGACACTTCTTCATATAATACTCTCGTGTTTGGGTCAAAAGAGGGGAGGCCTCATATTGGAGGTCATCGAGGAGATTTTGGTACGTGGGCCGACCTGTCGCTTCAGGACGACAAGTTGATCATTTCTCAAGGTGGTATTATTAATGCAAATGGAACTCTTCAAATACAGGGTTTCAACGCAAAACGTGTACTCATAGGCTATCAACGTTTCACTACTACCTCTTCTTCACATTCGAGTGGTAGTCATTCAAGTTGGGTAGATAGATGGACGGTAAATTATACAAGAAAACACGCTAGTTCGAGGATATACGCAACAGGTTTCATCGCCGTTGGACAGGCGTTAGGTGGTACTAATAATGTTTCTTATAGAGAAACGTACGCGCGTTTTAAAGTGACACAGAATAACGGTTCGGTGTCAAATGGAGATTCTGTTAGAGGATGGAGCCGCGTCGATAACTCCTTCCACGAATATCAGAGACACGTACGCATCGATGTTACTGAAGGAGTCTTTAACGGTACTGGTGCGAATCAAAATCTTACGTTTACTGTTCAAACATACGCAGGAGCTGGAACAGGAAACCAGGGGGCTACGGGTATAAACATATGGACCGGGCGCAGTTTCATAGAAGTTTATGAGACAATGGTGGCATAATTTTATATTAGTAATATCATAATGGAGATTGACGATTCTATATTAGCTTTACGTGCTCTCGAAGAAATTATGGGACCGCTTCCAGGTGTTAAACATGATTGGACGTACGAATCTCTTGAAATCTATGATAATATAGAAAAACCGTCACTGGAAGTGTTTAAAGCGAAGTACGATGATTTAAAAACCCGTGTAATTCCATTTGAAGAATTGCGCTTACAAAGAAGATATAAACTAAACGAAACGGATTGGACTGTGGGCAGCGATTCTCCCCTTTCTCCCGAAAAGGTGCAGGAATGGCGTACATACCGCCAAGCCCTTCGCGATCTTCCCTCGGTAACTGAAGATCCGAAGAACCCTACTTGGCCTACCCCTCCCCAATAAACATTTCTTCCAAAGTGCAACCCACTTTGCAAGAAAATACTCTCGACACATAATAGATATGTCCACGAGCGGTCATCTTAAGTTTCAGGGCACGAATAGGGCAACGTTCGTCGGTGGAACTTCGAATATTATGTTCGACACGACATCTACGAGTCTAGGAATCGGAGTCACAGGTACGGATCATCCCAGTTCCAATTTATACATCACCGGAAACGCCTACGTCTCTAGTAATATCGCCGTTGGCGGTGTATTAACTATGGGTACCGTAAACGTGGTCGCGCGTCATGATCTCGAAAGTGTGACCGCCACTGGAAATACGACACCTTTAACTGTTGAGTTTCAAAATGCGACGACGGGGATCGTGACTACGGGGAATGTGGAGGTGGGTGGAGAACTCGCTGTGAGTGGGAACGTTTCAGACCTGAACATAGTCTCAAACGTAAACATGCTCCACACAGCAAATACAGCTTCTATTAAACTTAAATCCAACGTCGTCACGGAGTTTCCCCGCTCAAAGAAGCTCATCAAGTATCCGAGGGTGGCGATGACCCAAAACGACGAATCGGGGACGAGTGGATACGTAACGAATGCATCCTCGTGGGAAGATCAGGCGAGTAATCAAACATACGGTCCTTGGAATAATTTTAATGGAATACTTAATGATAGTGCATGGCAAAGCACCCCCTCACAATTTAATAATTTGTCCGGTGATTGGGAAGGATCTACGACGGCTCCGTATGCTATTTCGTTAGTGAGTGGCAACACTATATACGGGGAGTGGGTTGAATTAAAAATACCCAATAAAATACAATTACACACATGTCGAATCGCACCTATGACCCATTCTACCTTAGCAAATTTGGGAAGACATCGTTCACCGCGTAGTGGATATATTCTTGGTCGCGTGGGAGCAACTGGTAATTGGACAGTTTTAAAAAATTGGTCCGACGTAATAGACGGTTGGGAAGATCTCGTACTTCGAGACTTTAATATAGAAAATCCATCAGAATATTACGATTATTTTAGAGTTGTATGGACGGCTATCAACGGTAATACTAACTATTCAACAGCCAACGGACCTGGATACGCATCTTCGGGTGAAATAGAATTTCTAGGCCTCCCCGAATACGACCCCGACGCTCACGGGACGGGTGTGGTGGTCAAGTCTGTCCCTAACGTTCCCAACACGGATTGGTTGGAGGTCTACTATGACGCGAAGGGATTGGAGAATGGGTCTACTACGGTGAACGACCTAAAGCCGGTAGGAACTGCTAACAATGGCACAGTCGGTGGGAATACATCGGTCACCGACGAGGCTTTCACGTTTGATGGGACCGGTGATTACATAACGTCGACCGTAACAACGGGGACTGGAAATCAGTCCTTTTCTGTGGCGTGTTGGTTTAAGTTCACAACTCTCGGTGGTTTACTATGGGGATTCACTGGAACTACCAATGGAACGAGTGGTTCCAACCCAACTAATAATTCGACGCCACACGCGTATTTCAATACCACGGGGAGTATTAATTTTGATTTTTGGGCCAATTCTACAGTAACCGCCGAAAAACTGATCGAAGCGAATAGATGGTACGCCGGTGTATGGACATATGACGGAACTACGAGAAAAATATACATCGACGGCACACAGGTTCACTTACCACAAAGTTCAACGCCACTTAGTATCATAGATAACACTTCTCGTTTATCGATTGGTATATATCCTACCAATTTATCGGGAGGACCAATGACAGGCTCCGTCGCAAACTTCCGCCTATTCAACCGAGCCCTGACCACCGATGAGATATATCAACTATATGCATACCAGAAAGAATATTTCGGGCACGGGGACTTGGGCATGACCCTTAAAGCCGGACGGCTCGGGATTGGAACTTCGGAGCCTCGGGCGGCTTTGGATGTGAAGGGTGGTGCGTTTTTCAATGGTTTACTATCAACTGGCTTACCAGCCATTTTTGGTCGAGTTAATAACGCGAATTACGTTCAACAATCAACTGTCGACCAAAATATCAACGACGTTCTGTATACACAGGGTCAAAATATGAAGCGAACGGGGGGTGGTTTAGTTTTCCCGGTTGCGGGTATGTATATAATTCAATTAAGAACCCATTGTTGGTACTCAGGTGGAGCATATGCGGTCAGGGACGAACATCAATATAACCGGTATAATTCTGCGGGTACAATTTATAGCAAACAGAATCGCGGAACTATCTATGATATTGCAATGGGAGGATCTGGCGGAAATTCTGATATGCATCACGCGAGTATAGTTTTTATACACGCTAATGAGGGCGACTATGTAATACTATCTCACACTACGAGTCCAACGACAACAAGAAATTATAATAATGAGTGGAATTACATTTCTGCAGCGTGTGTATGCCTTGATGACCCGCAATTTTCCTCATAATAAAAATGAAAAGATATATATATGGACGAACTACACTCTGCCATACTTAATCTTCGGGGTGGTATAGTATATTGGTGTGATATAAGCGCATCCACTTCTGATAAATGTTATGAAAGTATAATTTACAAACATATAACTAAAACCGAATACGAAAATTTAAGTGATTCTGAAAAAAATAAATACATTATGAATGAAAATACACGTGTACCCGGTTCAAGTGACTTGTACACACATGTAGGTGGTGAAATGATCACATCTACGGGTGACGTTGTTTACAGTCAGGAAAAGACGCAGACTGAATACGACCTGATGGATGAGGATAATAAAACGGTGTACTACAAAATACAACAATTGTATACACTTAAACCAATTCCCAAAGAAACTTTGATACTTATGTCACAAAATCAATCAAATGATTTAATTATGACCACCCTTCGCGCCAAGCGGAACACCCTCCTCGAACAAACAGATAGGTATGCTACTCTAGATTATCCTCACTCGAACCTAGCTGTACAACAGGCCTGGTTCGATTACCGCCAAGCCCTCCGTGATCTTCCCGCGAATACGGAAGATCCAGAGAACCCCGTTTGGCCCGTCCCTCCCGAGTGATGCATAACTCGTTCTTTTCCTCCAAAGTGCAACCCACTTTGCAAGAAAATACTCTCGACACATAATAGATATGTCGTATTATGTAACGCACGAGAACTCGGTTCTCAATATCAATAATGCACATCTAAAAGTTTCAGGGAACGTCATGACCGACGTGTTGAAACTTGGGGCTATGGAGTTTGCACCCCCAGCGTCCGATGTTCCCGGAACGGTAAATTTTACGAATGTTACGACAGGTGTGACTACCACGTCTAACCTCAACGTAGGTGGGACTTTAATGCTCGGATCGGTGGAAATTGTGGGTACTCCCGCGAATACATCGAATCTTCACGATGTCGTAGAATTGGGAAACGTCACCTCAAATACCGTGCAGTTTACGAATGCGACCACTGCCCTTGTGACGACCGCGAATGTGGAAGTGGGTGGTGATTTGACCGTGACCGCGAATGTGGAAGTGGGTGGAACGGGGTATGTATCCCTTCCAGTTGGTACGACCGCACAGAGACCCGCAACGGTTGCCCAAACGACAACCCCGGGGATGATACGGTTTAATAACACAACGTATAAATACGAGGGATGGGGGACGAGTAATTGGGTGGATCTCAGTATAGCTGACCCTCCTGTACTCTATTCATTTACTTCACACACATTTACACATTGTAACGGCGATTCAAGGTACGGTCCCCAGATTAGCGATGCTTTATCCGCGTATGGTAATATAAGTCCATGGAACAATACAAACTTTTTTAATATCACGACACGCGGTTTCCAATTATGGACGGTTCCTAAAACTGGGACGTATCGGATAACCGCTCGCGGTGCGAGAGGTGGTGAGGAATCGTCGTCCACCGGTTCGTATAATAACACACCTGGTAGCGGTGGAGCGGTGCGTGCCGATATTGCCCTGACTATTAATACACAAGTCGTCTTTATCGTTGGACAAACTCCACCTCAATCAACTGGTAATTATAGATCTGGTAGCGGCGGTGGTGCTACGTGGGTTCTTAAACCGGGAGCGTATACGAATAGTGATGATGTGTATATGGTCGCAGGTGGAGGTGGAGGTGCCGGGCCCCGACACTATAACTCCGGAACAGCGGGTCATGCAGATGCATCGTCACAGGGTACGTTAGGTGGGGGTGGTACGTCCCACTGGAACAATAACGGTGGTGGAGCTGGTTGGACCGCAGACGGCGCTCCTTCGGGTGCACGCGGTGGTGTGCGACCGGCGGGTGGTGCTATGGGTGGTACAGGAACAACGCATGGAGGTTTCGGTGGTGGTGGTTCCGAATCTGGAGACTCAGCTGCCGGAGGCGCGGGTGCGACTGGTGGACGCGCCGCTCTTCGATACGATTCTACAGGCAGTAACACGGCAAGAGGTGGTACATCGTATATCACGACGAATGCGACGAACCGGACTTTCTTGGGTACTCACGGTTTGACTAATGGTGGTAACGTTTATGTCGAATTACTTTCATAAAATCTTACTATATACTAAATGCTTGCCCAGGTATTGGAAGCCATGTGTCCGGGTGTACCGTATACATCTAATGGTACATGGGAAAGTGTTGTGTTTAACGATGGAAACTTTTACAAACCAACCGATGAGATGTACGAATTGACGCTTTATCAGTTGACACACACTGAAGCTATTACAAAAATGCGAGAACAACGAGACGCTTTACTTGATAAAAGTGATAAATACATGACTCGTGATTACCCTCATAGACTCGAGTTGGATATTCAAAATTGGATGACGTATCGCCAGGCTCTTCGGGATCTTCCGAGTACAGCCCGACCCACGTTAGATGAACACGGTAATCTCGTGAACATAGAGTGGCCCACACCTCCCACTCCTACTCCATAAACACATTTCTTCCAAAGTGGAATGAGTCCCACTTTGCAAGAAAATAACCTCGACACATAATAGATATGCCTATCGCGACACCCCAAGGCACGCTTGATTTCAAGAGCGTCGATAAGGTGACTTTCGTCGGGGCTTCGTCGAATACGGTAATCGATACGACTACAGGAAGTCTCGGTGTTGGCGTGGGTGTTAATGGGCCTACATCTAATTTACACGTGGTGGGGAATACCCGCCTCGAAGGGGACATCGACATGCTCCACACAGCAAATACAGCTTCTATTAAACTTAATTCTAACGTGGTCACGGAGTTTCCCCGCTCCAAGAAACTCATCAAGTATCCGAGGGTGAATTTGACAAGCGCTTCTCGAAACGCGTATGAAAATGGATATAAGGTTACGTTTAGTTCCGAGTATAATACGACCACATGGGCAGCCGAACACGTGTTCGACTCCGATGTAACGGACAATCCTGGATCATGGGCTAGTGCGAGTGCATTCAGCACTGATGGACAATCGTATTCGGGTAGTGCTTCAATTGGTGGGTTTTCCGGTGAGTATATACACCTCGAATTACCCGTGAGCATAAATTTATCTCTCGTCCGTATGCTTCCTAGGACATATCAAATTCCGTGCCCACAGGCGCCCAAAAATTACAGTATAATAGCAAGTACCGATGGAGTTACGTATGATCTCCTCGAGCGAGTCATAAATGAACCAGATAGCGGAATATTCAGAGAAATACATATAAATACACCAAAATCATATAATCGTTTCGCGGTTGTAGTTGAAGAAACTATAGGTTCGCATGTAGTGGGGATTAGTGAAATCGAATACTACGGCACCCCCGAATACGATCCCGAGGCTCATGGGACTGATGTGGTTGTTAGGTCAGACGCTAACGTCCCCAATACCGACTGGTTAGAAAGGTATTACGATGCTACGAACTATTCATCTGGAACTACTATCTTAGATGAAGTGACGGCAACGCATAGGGATGCGACGATTAATGGAACTGTTCCGCTTGATACATCGGATGGAATAAAATCGTGGAGTTTTACCGGAAATGCATCTAATTTTATATTGGGTGATGACACCATTGACGGAGTTCCGGGACCTGGCGATTGGGTACATTCTATAAGCGTATGGTTTAAGACGACCAGTATGGCAGATTACCAAAACATAATGATGATTCTCCCATCTGCAAATATGGACGGTAGTACACCGGCTACTGGGTCGGTTAGTGCATTTTTATTGAGAAGAAAAGCCCTTGCGGATGGGGATGACTCGCGGAGACGTTTACAAATTGTACACTGGGGCCAAGATGTAAGATTGGATTACACGTTTAGCGAAAATGAGTGGTATAATGTCACTTATACATATTCCGGTGGTGGAACAACATCTGCAACAGAGCGTGTATATGTAAATGGTTTATATGTACCTTTCCTTGAAAGTACACGCACCGCATCGACAGATGGAGACGAACTTAACATAAATAGTTCTTCGAGGGTGGTATTGGGAAAGCGATATTACACTTCTTCTCCTTACCCATTCCATGGAAACATTGCGAACTTCCGCATTTTCAAACGAGCCTTATCAAGCTACGAAGCGTGGCAATTGTACGCCTACCAGAAAGAGTATTTCGGTCACGGGGACCTCAGTATGACTCTTAACGCAGGTCAACTTGGAATCGG